CCTGAACCGGCCCAGGTAGGCCATTTTTGAGAAGTCCGCGTTCCCAGCGCCTAATTGCCTGTTTCCCGCTTACCCTCGGATCTGGGATGCGCAGAAGCTCCGCAAGCTCCTCCTGCGACATCCCCATCTTCTCGCGCGCCTTGAGCGCGTCAGCAGGCTTGCGGACTCTCATGAATGCAGCCTGCGTTTTTCTTCTGCCGCCATGTGATAGCGCTCGTTCGCGCTGACAGGAGGCTCACCCTCGCACATATCAGAAAAGGCATCAGCAGCGGCGTCATCGATCTCATCTTGCGTCATAGGGCGCCAGCCGTGACCGAGGCATTCCGTGCAATCCTCTTCGGTCAACTGAACGCGGCTATTAAATCCCCAGCGGCGGGGGAGCCATCCATTTCCTTTGCATCTAGGACATTCGATGTCGGGCATAAAAAGCTCCTATAGCTTAACCGACAATGTGCGGCGCTTGATCGTCTCGGTCGCATTGCGCTGAACCAAGATTTTCAGAGCTTCGTCGCGCTCAACGCTGCACTCGGTCATGATCGAGGTGAGCCTTTCGTCAGTCTCCCGCGCGCGGCGGCCGTGCTCATTGAAATAGCCGACGTGATAGTCGTTATCTCGGTCGAACATGCTCATCAGAAAGGCTCTCCTGCCGCACATTCGGCGCGAATGAGAAGCTGGTCGAATAGCCAATTCTGAAAACCACGGGTGCAATCACTATGTCCGCTCTTCAGGTGGGCAAATTCTTCCAGTAGTGTGGCCGCGACCTCACGCGTTCCTTTCGCAAAAGGAAGTGTGGAGAGATAGATATTACCATCTTTCGCCATGCCATGAATATTGGGACCGAGTGTATCGCATACGATCAACGGGAATTCGTCGATCTTAAATCCTCCGCGACCTAGCATCCGCTTCGCCTTTTCGAGCATCATGGACTGCACCACATCGAGAGGCATGCTGTCGCCCGGCTTCATGTCCTTAATTGCGCTCGCTCTGGCATATCCCACAGCGGCGGGATTGGCTGATTGTTCATTGCTGCTACCCAGCGCAATCTCGCGCGCGACATCTCTGAATGTTTGTTGAGGATTTCCGTACTGGGGGACGTTCATATGATGCTCAGAATATAGTTCCCCACACGTCATAATTCGCCGCAAAAGCACCCTGTCATCCATCGCGCCAATGCCGCGCTCGATAGCGCTTTCGACCGAATACCAATTTTTGGCTGTACGGTCTTCGGTAAGCTCTAAGCTCTCTAAGACATTATATGTGTGGGAGAGTGGCCTCCCGACCTTGTATATGCGGACATTGCGATAATACGCATAGGCCGACACGCCTTCATAGACCTCGATATGCTCGTTTTTATAGATCGGCTCGCGATCAAGTATAATCGAAGACCGCTCATGCCACACATCGTCGATTGCGCGCCCATCAACAATGATTGTTGTGTGTCCTTCACATGGGAGACTCCAATCATCAGCTACACGCCAATACCGGCCAGCCTCATCTTTGCAGTTACTCGCCAGCTCGCGAAACGCCATCCAAGGCTCCCAATTACGGCCAAGCATGGTAGTGAATCCTAAAGATTGCCCATTCATGCAAACGCGCTCGAACGCCTCACCACGGACCTCTATAGCCTCTGCGGTAAAGCACAGCGCTTCGTCACCACGATAGATCGTGACAGAGCATTCGTTGCGCAGAAGTGTGGCGATGGCGAATTTTAAGCCCGTGCCGAAATACCCTATTGGGCTGTCGCCATCTTTGACGCTCACGCCCATCGTAGTTATCGCGTCGATGTCGATAAGGCCGGGGTTTTGAAAAACTATCATCTTTCTCTCTCTCTCTGGTTGCCTTCAGATGCCGTCTTATCTCTTACATTTTGTAAGCTGTCAATTTAATTTATAATCCGCTCCAAACGCAGGATTTCCGCCACTTCATCAATGGATGTCGCGACATAATACAGGAGTCCGGCTGAGGCGAACTCCTTCCTAACGTCCCTCTGATTCGGCGAAAGGTTCTTTTCCTTGCCCGGTGCTTTAAGCTCGATCCCAAACGGATGATGGCGGCGCATGAAGATGAGATCCGGTATCCCGACCTTCATTCCCATACGCTTCAGGCGCGCGACGCGCATGGCGCGCACCTTTCCGGTTCCGCCAATTACCGCACGGGACGCTCGACTGCTGGTTGTGGGCGGGGGGTCATATCTGGAACCCCTCGGCGTATTTCGGCGCTAATGGCCGATAGGTCTCGCTCGCTGCTTTACCACAGGCCTTGCACTCCATTTTTGGAATAACATTGTTGTGGTAATATGCATCGTCATAACCGCCCGCGCGCTGCGTTTCGCCGCAATGCTCACACTCGTAGATCGCAGTAAAATCGCGACGGTGCTGGCTTACTATTTCCTTGATCCGCATCTCAAATACCTTTCGCCTGTCCTTTTCACCCGGAGTGACAGGCAATGTTCCGCCGGGCGCGGGGGTTAAGCTCTATTTCTGGGATCGTGCCTGAGAACATAGCCGCGATGGCTTGTCTCGATGACGTATCCCCGCTTGCGTAAATCGTAGATCGACGTACTTACTTGCGACGGCGTGGAGCCGATAGCCCGCGCGAGGCTGGTCCTAGTCCTTCTCCCGCGCTTCAAGTCGCGCAGGATGGCATACTGAATATGTCCTAGGAAAGAGGGTGGCATTACTCCCCCTGCCATCAGAAAGACTCCTCACTGTCGATCTCTCCCGTCTCGGCGTCAAACGTCTCCGCAACCGGCATACGGGCCTTGGACGCATCCATGATCTGGCTGTGCAATTCGGGCCGCTTTTCTTTCAACTCGGCAAGGCGCTCGGCATACTTGGCTTCAAGCGCCATCACTGCTTCAAAATCTGCCGCGTCATTGATCTGCTCGATGAAGTTCGTCGCCCACGATGCAGCGCGGTCGGCTGCCGGTTTTGGAGCATCAACATTTAATGGCTGGATTTTAATCCCCGCCTTCTTGCCCTTAGTCTTCATCACGACGACGACCATATCTTTATCGATATGGCTCATGTGCGAGACGCGGATACCTCCAACGTTTAGCCCGCCAAAGGTGACGCTATCGTCGCGATAGAGCGTCATAGACCGGCCAACATAGTCGCTGGCATGACGTCCCCATACGGCCAGCAGAATGCGACGCATGGTTTTGCACGGCTTAAAAGGCTTGTTATTGTCGCCTTCATAAAAGATGGATACCGGCTGATCTCCATCGCTGCCCGTAACGCGACGTATCGTGACCGTGCGAGGACCACCAAGAAGATCGTCGGTATTGAGTTGGTCTGATTTTGCCTCAACAAATTGAGACATGTCTACTATGTCGTTCATGGGTTGCTCCTAAAATGGGATACCGTCATCACAATCAAACCGCTCGATGGTGACGGGGCGCTCAGTGAATCTTGATGCGCAGGCCATCACACAAAATGACTTGCCGGGGCTTGCTCTGGCCAAGCGTTCAGCTTCGGCTTCTGCCTGATGAGGTGTCTTATGTTTTACTCGTGGCTCTCCGCCGTTTTCGCACCACACAAGCCAGAAAGGCACGTTCGTCATATGATTATCTCCATTGCTTCCCGGCGCTCGGTCGGGATCAGTTTCATGTTTGCCAATGTGTAGCGGTATTGCTGTTCGATCTCGGCTACGCGCTCCTCAAAGCTGGTCGCGGCTGCAACAATTGCATCCTGTATCTCAGCATCCGGCAGGACGCGCTTCACGAACATGGGAAGCCCGCCGCAGTAGCTTATGAAGTCGATCCACTCGCGCCCCGTCACCAGTAACGCGGCTTGAAGCTGCATCACGTAATCGGCGGGCACTTCATTGGTGGCGACCGTCTGCACATGGTATTTGCCGCAGCGTGACTTGACTTCGATCAGCCCATCATCGCCTACGATACCGTCAGGGCTGTAGCCAATCGTGAAGCCCCAGCGGTCGCATGTGATGAAGCCCGTTTCCGTTACCGGCGCATAATGCTCGGCATAGGCAACGCGGGCATAAATCTCGTCCTCTTGGCCGCGCAACATTGCGTCGGATACATATTGAGGCTCGACATATTGTGTGATGCGCTGGAACGCCAATTCATAGGCGTGGGCGCGCGTCTTGTCGTTATTTGCGACCTTAAGTGTGGGTGTGAGAATGTGCTTCATCTCGCTGGCAGTCAGCAAGCCACAGCGGATTTGCAGCCATTCATCACTGCCTTGGATCAGATCGTCGTGATAGATCACACTCATCTCAAAACTCCTTAGACTGCCGATCCAACCGGCTTACGAACTCAGGCCAAGCCCTCTTCAGAGACATGCCTATCCCATAAGCAAACAGGGCTGCGGTGATGATGATTAGGGCGGTCA